GTTTGCCCCACGCGTGGCGCTAACCGGCCCTGATCTCGAGATACTTAGCTCGTTCAAATTCGATACGATCCGCAAGCACGCGATCAGCCTTGTGCCTGAGAAAGTGCAGCCCGAACACAAGGGCAACAAAAAGTTCCCACGACTCGCCAACTTCTTGAACGTCGCCAACGAATACGCGCGAATCAAACAGCGTCACACCTCACAGCTGCAACTCGTGGACTTCGAGGAAGCCAGGCAGGAGCTCGGCGAATTCTATTCGTTCCTGAAGTGGTTGTATGGCGACAGTGCTAATGATCCGTGGCAATGAAGACGCCCGCACGGAGATACACATGACTCACTGGACGCGTTCTGCGTGCCACGGTGGCCTGCCACGCAGGCTTACAGCAGCCCCCTCGGAGATAACTTTTACGGTGCAGCCCCCCACCAGGGGTCTTTACGACACTCTTCATTTTCATACGAATAATCCCAAAACGAACTTCCCATGAAATTTGCTCGTCGAAAGAAACCGATCCTCGCGACAGGGATTCCGGTGTACTGCAAATTCGACAAGCTTGAACATCCGGACAATTTGCGTGCGCATCCGGACAACGCGCATCGCGAACATCCTGCGAAGCAACTCGATGCTTATGAGCGCGTGATTGCCGGTACCGGGATTGTTTCTGGCGGCCGCTTGTGGCAGAGGCCTGCAGACAAACGAAGAGGAAATGGTTGGCGGAAAGCCGTCGTCGTTTCGCGCCGCTCCGGTTTCATTACGAAAGGCCACGGAGCCTGGCTAATGGCGAAACGTCGCGGTTGGCTCGTGCCGGTCGAATATCAGCAATACAAATCGCTCGCTGAAGAGCGCCGCGATCTTCTCGCCGACAACAAACTGCCGGCGATGTCGATCACCGATAACGACAAGCTCGCGAAGCTGCTCTCTGAACTCGACGCGTCCGATATCGAGCTCTCTGCATTCAACCAGGACGAGCTCGACAAGCTCATGCGCGACTCAACCGCGGTCGACGGCGAGTTTTCAATCACTGCGAAGTTGAATGAGCGATACGATTACGTTCTCGTCTTCACCGATAACGAGAGCGACTTCGCGTTTCTGCAAACACTCTGCGGCGTGGAAACCGAGCGATCGTACAAAAAGACCGGCATCGGCATTGGCCGCGCGGTCCCGTTCAAGCGTTTCCTGAAATCAATTCGTGAAAATCGTCATTCCATCGATGTCCAGGGCGGCAACGATGACGACGCATCGGCTCGTCCCGAGCGCCGTCGTGTGCGTCCCGGCAAGTCAGCGCGCTGATTACGCGAAGATCGTCGGCGCCGGCCGCGTGCTCACGCATCCGGATTCCGTCAAAGGTTTAACTCCAAAGTTAAATTGGATCTTCGACCACGTGCGCGACCGCGAAGCAATCGTGTTAGTCGATGACGATATCGCCAGTCTGCAGCGCTGCTTCGTTGAGCCAGGTGAAGAATCGACGATCCGGGATCCGCTACTGATCGAGGAGATCATTCGCGCGACGTTCATCATGGCGCGCGACATCGGCGCGTTTTATTTCGGCTGGGAAGCGAGCAACGGCGCCCTGCGTTATTACACCGGCCTGAAGCCGTTCATGCTCACCGGCTACATCAACGGCTGCGCGATGGGATTTCGCACCGGCCACGGCTTGCGATTCGATCCGCGCATCGTCGCGAAGAACGATTTCGACATCGCTGCTGCGAACGCGCATCGCCATCGAATGTGTTTCAAAAATTGCCGGTACACATTTTGCCAGAAAGAAACATTCACCGGCAAAGGCGGCCAGGCTGCATTCCGGACCAGCGCGACCGAAAAGAACGACGTCGATCTTCTCCGCAGAAAATGGGGAGACGTCTTCAACTTCGGCGGTCACTCCGGAACGCGGAAGCGCGATTACGCCGGCGTGCAGAAAATAACGTTGAACTTGCCCTTCTGATTCGATAGAACGATCCACAACTTCAAACCGGGATGAGCCGACCCGCTAAAAAACAGGCCAATGAAACATGCCGAACAAAGAGGCACTCAAGCTGCCGGATCCGCTTCTGGTCCGGTTTTACCGCGACCAAAAGATCGACAAGATCACGAAGGTCACGATCGACGACGAAACACGCGACATCACGATCGCGCTCGGCAAACAAAAAGAACGTTTCAAGTACTTGGCCGATATCGGCTGGATTCCCGCCGTGTGAACCGTCACACTGCCGGCGTGACCTGGCAGGATGCTCGCGCGATCGCATTACAGTGGATTGCTGACGCGCTCAAAGACGCGGACCGGCACGCGAAAATCTTACTGATGCCGGATTTCGTCAGCGATGAAGATTGCGATTTCTTCATCCCGGGTCGGCCGCTGGCGTTTCATCGCATGATTCTGAAAGCTGCAGCGCGCGATGCGCGGAGGCGCGGCATTAAAGTAGTGATGCACAAGATCGCGCCGGAACAATACCGCCAGGAATGTCAGCTGCTAAAACTCGCGGACACTCCGGAGCACCGCGCGCATTTCTTATTCAGGCAGACCAAGCCCGTCGTCACTTGATTGTTGTAATACAATAATCAAAGGCGGGGCACAGCGGCAGCTTGTCAGCATCGGCCCTGCCAAACGGCGAGCGCCACGAAAAATGGGCTGAACTTTATTTTCAGCCTAACGATTGAATTCCCGCGACGTCACGACTGCCGGATTCGAAATTTGTTCAGGAAAGAAAAACAAGAAACACGGATGAGCCAACCGACCAAACCGGCAAACAACCAATGCAGAGCAATGCAGTCAGGATCAGCCCGACCGATCTAAAAGAATTGCGGCCGGCGTTCGCCGAGTGGATGGCAGGCGAGATTTACGTCTGCAAAAAAACGGGCGCTTATCGGTACCGCTTCGGCAGTCGCTCCAAATCGAAAACTTCCTGGAGCGCGATAGCGACCAGAGTTTTCAATTCGCCGGCGGAGTTCGCATCCGCTGCCGCAGCCGGAGTAACGCCAGCGGCCCCAAAGCCGACACCAACGCCAGTGACGCCCCAGAAAGTCCGGGCCAAACGCGCCCCTAAAATCCCGAAAACGTTCTCCGACTTTCTCGCGACGCGCTGCAAAAGCTTAGCGCTCGCAGCCAAAGTGCTGGGAATCAAGCCAAAACCGCCGCTGCAAAAGTCGATCGTGCGCGCGGCTTGGATTTCGCTCGTTCGCATTCATCACCCAGATAAGGGCGGCGCGCTCGAAGCGGCGCAGGCAGTGAACGGCGCCTATCAGCTTCTCGAAAAGTTTTCGCAGTAAACCCAAAAACAGAAAGAACCCAAAAAAATGAAACCACTAATCAGTACAGAAAACGAAGACAAGGCCATTCAGGCATTCAACGCGGCGCTCACTCACGAGAAAGCCGAGAAAGTAATCATCGGCGATGTGTCGGGAAGCATGTGCGACATCGTTAGAGCGACCGGCAAAACTAAATTCGACGCGATGCGCGATTGCATGTTGCGCGTGGTGAGCAAACTCGAAAACGCGGCGGTGATATTGTTCGCTGATCGTTCGGAGCGTGTAACGACTTGGGAGTCATTCAATGAGTTAGCGCCCCGCGGCGGATTTGGCACGATGCGACTAGGCGGCGGAACTTCGCTGCATGGCGCTTTGCGCGAGGCCGCAAAACTCAATTCAGAGCATATCGTCGTTATCACCGACGGGCAGCCCAATAGCGCGGAGCGAGCGCTGGCGATCGCGCGCACGATGCTCTGCCGCATCGATGTTTACTACTGCGGGAACGGAGCGTCGCATGAAGTCCAGTTCTGCCGCGACCTCGCGCAATATGGCGGCGAAGCAGTGATCGACCCCGCTTGCGTGACGATGCTCGAGACCGTCACGTTGTTCCTCACAGACGCAGCAATCGCGGCCTAACTGCCATGAACGACGCAAAAGCTTACATGGTAAAAGTCATGCGCGTCTGCGAAGTGCCAAGCGGGCACGGAGCGACTCCAACGACTGCGCACACGTACTGGAGAGACGTAATCGCGAAACAAGCTTGGTTTGACGCCGACAAAGAGCATCTAGTCGCGCTTCTGCTCAACGCAGACGGCGACGTTCAGGCGTTCAATCTAGTTAGTATTGGCTCGATCACCGAGACGATCGCTTATCCGCGCGAAATCTTTCGCGCGGCAGTCGCTAACGCCGCCTTTGCAATAGTCCTGATGCACAATCATCCGGTCGGCGCGCCGACTCCGAGTGACGCTGATAAATCAGTCACCGATCGACTGCGCGCTTGCGGCGCTCTTCTCGGCATTCCGCTAATCGACCACGTCATCGTCGCCGAAGGCGCGAGCTATTCATTCAAGGAGAACGGGCTCTTATGACCTTCGCGCAACTAACGACCAAAGGCGGCTACAACTGCGCCGAGGTTTCGAGCGCGCTGCAAAAATGCATTCGCCGTGGTCTGGAAGAGCAAGCGCTCTTCTGGGCCACGGAGCTCGATCTCTCAGGATTCGCGGAATACGTCTGGAAACGGCTCAGAATCATCGCCAGCGAGGACGTGGGGCTGGCAGACAATCGCGTCGCTCCGACGATTCTCTCGCTTTATCAGAACTGGCGGGAGCAGGCCAAGCGGAAGGATACAAAGCACGCGCCAGAGCGTCTTTTCCTCGTTCACGCTGTACTAATTCTCAGCCGCGCACCGAAATCTCGCACAGTCGATCACGCGTTGATCGCGATGTACGAAGCGCCGAGGCCTCAACAGGCGATTCCAGACTTCGCGCTGGACAGGCATACCGCCGCTGGACGCAAGCGCAAACGAGGCTGGCGCCACTTCTGGGAACACGGAGCCACGCTGGAGAACAAAGCGCCGATAAACGACTCCTACGAAGCCACGGCCAGAGCAATCAGGCGAGATAAACAAGGCAGCTTCGACTTCAACGAGGGCGACGCATGAAATCCAACATTCGGTGCTGACATTGGCGCGCTGGCGTGAAGCTCACGCCGGCGGATTTCGAAAAGCTCGAGACAAAAGAGCTTGCGAACATCATTCGCAAACTCGGCGCCGGCCACACTCTCACCAAACGCGAAGAAGAAAAACTGCAGCGCGCTAAGGAGAAACAGAATCCAGCAGCGGAACAACTAAATTTCGCGCAGACCTGGGACGAGCTCGCCCGGATCCTGGCGCAGCGGCTTGGCGTGAGCGTCACGCGAAAGTCATTGCAGAACTGGCGGAATCCTCGCCTGCATCCGGATCTTGCAGACAAATGGCCGCGGCCGCGCCCGGACGGACGCCACGACGTCGTGGCTTGGATGCATTTCATGCTCGAGACCGGACGGAATCGCGCAGATGAAACACTCGAAGATGACGAGCAGGACGGCGACCGAACAACCGTTCGCGATTGGAAGATGTATCGCGAAGAATTGCTCTGCCAGGAAGCTGAGCGCCGGATCGCTCGCGGCGACAATCTTCTCCTGGTAGCGACCGAGCTCGAACTTCCGGTCGGCGCAATGCTCGCCGCGATCAATTCCAAGCTGGCGCTTTATCCGCAACGCGCCGCCCGTTTCATGGTGCTGAAGCGCGACGTCTCCGACGCCGAGCAAACGCTGCGCGATGAGATGGACGCCGTGATCAAAGATTTGAACCTGGCTGAATATATCGAACCACCGCTCGAAGAAATTCTCGCCGAGTTTCCGTTCGACGAAGAAACCGCAGCGCTTTACGCGAAAGTCAGCTTCGATGGTCAGGATCGCGCCGCGTTTATCGATCTGATTCGCCTGGCCGTGGAAGAGACGCTGCGGCGGATCGGGCGGCGCGCGATCGCAGTTGATGGCGCACCTGAAGATCGAGACGATTCAAACGTTGAAGCAAACGATTCCGAAAAAGACGCTCGTACAGATCAAACTCTAGCAGCGTCAGCTGCTCGCAATGCGCCAGAGATAACAAAACCACGTCGCAAACGTCGCCCTGTGACACCCACGCGCAAGCGTGCTCGACGTTCAGAAAAGACGACAGGCTAGAAGCGCTGTCGGCCGAGACAGGGTCGCCGCGGCGACTCCTCCGGGAAATTATCTTAATGCGATTGATTGGCTGCGCGGGTTAATTCGCGCCACGCTCCGGCCGCGGCCGCGGATCCGGATGTTCGAATGGATCGACAAGCACGTCGTCATTCCGGAAGAAAGCGGCGGACCGTGCACGGGGCGGATGCGCACGTCGCGCTGCCCGATCTTCCGTGGCCTCTACGATATCGTTCAGCAGCGGTTCGTTCATTTCTTCACGTTCTGCGCCAGCGCGCGAATCGGGAAAACGCTTTTTGCAATCTGCGTCGCGTTGTACTGGATCGCCGAAAGATTCGGCTGGGCGATCTGGCTGGATCCCACCAGGTCTAGCGCATCGAAGTTTGTCCGGAGCGAGCTGGATGAATTTTTACTGCAGTGCGAGCCGGTCCGCGCGCTCGCGATCGCGCCGCCGCCGCACCCGGCATCGCGCAAATTCTGGACCACGCTCGTCAAATCGTTTCGCGGAAAATTCCTGCGCATCATCGGCAGCGGCGCCGAAGCGGATCTGCACGGGTTCAACGCCGAGCTCGCGATCGTCAATGAAAAAGACCGTTGCCGGCGCAGCATCCATCGCGACGCAGCCAGCGACGACAAGATCATCGCGCGCACCAAACTGTTTTCGGCGTCCCGGCTGATTCTGGAAAACTCGACGCCAGGTGAAGGCGGCGAGCTATCACCTACCTGGCAAACTTTTCTCGCCCGCTCGCAGCGTTATTGCTATCTGCCGTGCCCGCACTGCAGCGCAGAAAAGACTTCGCGCAGCGAAGTGACTACAGCATTCGTCCCGCCGTCCTGGGATGACGTCGAGCCCGGTCGATCGCCGCTTTCGTACGATCCAAATTTAGCCGGCTGGCAGCGGCTCACGTTTTTCATCGAGAAAAAGCTGGTTCCGTTCGATGAAAATCACGTCCCGTTTCCGAAAGGAACGGCGCGCGAGAAATGGCGCGAAGAAACGACCGGCCAATTCAAGTTCAGCCAGTTCGCGATTTACGAAGATCGCCCGCGCATCGACGACCCGACGAAAACCGAAAAGGTAAAAATCGGGTACGACATCGACGCGCTCGAGCGCGGCGCCACATACGAGTGCGCGCATTGCAAAAAAGAAATCCAATGGACCGACCTGCTCTGGATGGAAGATCGGTTCTGGTGGGTCAAACACAATCCGTTCGCGCCGGCCGACAAAGAAAGCGCGCACGCCTGGTCCGCTTACAACCCGTTTGAGTACTGGGGTCTCATCGCAAAGGAATTCGTCGAAGCCAAGGGCGACGTTTCCGCGCTCGTTAAGTTTTGGAATTTCACGCTCGGCCTGCCGTACGCGCGCGCCGGCGTCACGATCAAGGAAGACGATCTCGATCGCGTCATTGCGCGCACGCCGATCCGCTACGTGCAAGGCCAGCTGCCGCTCGAGCCCGAGCTGCTCACGATCACCGTCGACGTCCAGGAGCACAGTTTTTGGTGGGGGATCCGCGCCTGGGGAATTCTCTGGGATCATCCCGATTGGCCGACGTGGTCCGCGCTCATCGATTGGGGCGAAGCCGTCAGCTGGCAACAGATTCTCGAATTTTCCGGCCTCGCGCCGATGCAGAATGGGAAAACGCGGCAATTCGTTTGGGATCCCGCTTCAACGCTTCAACGCTTTAACGCTTCAACGACTCGCGCCCGTCGCGAGTACATCGTCACCGCGGGCCTCGTCGATTCCGGCGACGGCGATAAAACGAAAGAAGTTTATGAGTTTTGCCTGGCTAACTCCGAAATGTTTTCGCCGTACAAAGGCGGCGACGCCAGCCGCACGCGCGGCAACACCATCAGAGTTGCGCCGATTCTCGATGGCAAGATCGATCTCATCTGGGCGTGGTCTGATTTCTTCGCGGCAAATCTTTATTACGATTGCATCAAGAACGGCGCCACTCTTACCGGGCCACTCTACTGGTGGTTGCCGACGAACATCGACAAACATTATCGCGAACAACTCACCGACGAATTTTACGGCGAGATCGACGGCAAGAAAGGTTTTCATTCTCGCCGAAAACTGAATCACCTGGGCGACATGGAAAAAATGCAGCGCGTGTTGGCGCCGACTATCGAAGAACGGCTCGACCAGGTGCGCGCAGAGCGGAGAGAGGAACTCGCCGCCGAAGAAGCCAAGAAGCAAAGCTGACGGCCGCGTAAAAGTCCGGCAGCTGCCGGACCACGCGGTCCTAACCCCGACTGAACGCGCAGGGCGATCGGTCGGATACGTTCCCGCGCGCCAGTCGTAAGACTCCGGCGCCGTCCAAGTCAAAGCACTTTCGTTTTGACACTCGCCTGAGTGCCAGATGAGTCTCTTCAGGCTAAATCTCACAGAATACACTCAGGCGCTGGTCGACTACGCGACGCAGATCAATGACGTGCAGCCTCTCGTCCAGCTGCGCGATGCGCTGTTCCTAAAGATCAACACCGGCGACGGCAAAACGCTGATCACCACTTCCCCGATCGGAAAGACATTCGAGTGGCAGGTCACGATGACCAACGAAGAGCAATTCTCGGCCGTCGTTTCGGCGATCAAAACCTTCAACGGCGAGGCCGGCGATTCGCCGGTCACGTTCATAGACTTCTCGCGCATCGACACGCGCAATCCCAACTCGCTGCCGCTGGATCCACTTCTCTACTAGCCCATGCCTGCTGTAAAAAATTGGTGGCCGTTTTCGTGGGTGGGGTTTGGCAGCCGCGCGTTTGCCGAAGCAATCGACGGTTCTCTTGATCGATCGAATCTACGGTTTTTGATTCCGCCCGATTCGCGCTTCTACATCAACCGGCGCACCCGCAAAGCTCTGAACGATCATGCGGAATGGGCCTGGCAAAATTTTGGTGTAGTGAAAGAAGGCGTCGCAGGCATCGCTCGGCACACGATCGGAAAAGGCGTCTCGCTGCAACTGGACAGCGAGGACATCGAATGGAACACCGCGGCCGAAGCAGACTTTGAAAATTACGCGCTGACTCCCGATCGCTGCGATCTCTCCGGGCGCAGAAATTTCTACGAAGCGCAGACCACCGCGATCGAGCAGCGCATGATCCGCGGCGAATTCTTCTGCGCGAAAACCGAGAATCCTGAATGGGGCACGCCCGGCAATCCAGAGCCGTGTTTTCAGTTGTATGACAGCGAGGAAGTCGGCTCACCGGTCCCGCTGGTTGTCGGCACAAATCCGATCTTTGACGGCGTCGAGGTCAATCAAAATTCCAAGGCCACCGCGTACTGGACGCGCGACATTTTAGGGCATTACGCACCGATCCCTGCGGCGCAGATGATTCATTGGTATAAGCCGCACGCGGTTAATCAAACGCGCGGGATCACCGATTTCGCGCAGGCCGTTAATCCGCTCGTCGACATTCACGAGCTCAAAAAACTTGCGACGCGCAGCGCCAAAGCGCAGCAGCTTCTCGCGCTCGCACTCAAAGGCGTAAAGAAAAGCCGCAGGAAAGGCGCGTTCGGCGCAGTCGGCCAGGCCGGCGTGACAGACACCGGTGCACCGGATCCCAACAGCGCGCAGATCGAGAAGATGGTCGCCACCGCCGGCGGCGGAATCATTTACCTCGACGACCTGGAAGGCGACGCAAAGCTGATCACCGCGCAATCGCCGTCGCCTCTGGTCGAAGCGTTCATTACAGATCTGCTGATGCGTGACGCCTGTCTGAGCTGGGGCGTTCCGCCAGAATTTTTCTGGAACGTCGCGAAGATGAACGGCCCGAACGTGCGCTTCATTCTCGCGCGCGCTGATCTGTTTTTCCAAATACTTGGGGACCGACTATGCGATCGCTTTAACACGCCGATCGCGTTCCGATATCTCTCGCACCGCATCAAGATTCGCCGGCTGACCGAGTGCAAGGATCCGAATTGGGCAATGAAAATTGCCTGGCAGCTTCCGCCGCGCGTCACAGTCGACAACGGCAAAGAAAACCAAATCCTGATCGAGCTACTGGCCAACGGTCTGATCACGATGAGGGAATACTGCAACGCGCGCGGCCTCAATTACCGCGCCGTGATGAAGCAGTGGATCCGCGAGCCCATCGAGTTCATCAAAATGGCGGAAGCGCAGGGAGCTCCGCCCGAGTGGCTGCAACGGCTGAAAGAAAACCTTCCGCTGTGGCGCGCGCCGAAACCTGGGACTGTTGGCAGCCCCGGCGCCGATCCCAACCCAGAGGTGACAGCAGTCGATCAAAACGGGGACGAGTTGAAACAGGCAGCATGATTACGATCACACCCAACACCGCCGTCGATGACATTAAACGTCTTCGCGCGGAAAAAGAGAGGCGTGATCTTGAAGCTATTCGCGCCGTCGCGCGGCTTGCGTCGTTCCGGGACGACGTCGAACGGTTCGATCAGGTCGGGCTCCTATGCGAGACCCAGCTGCACGCTCTCGAGGAGGCATATCTGCACTACGACGACGACGAACCAAACGTCGAGCGCTCGATCGAAAACGCACACCAGCTCGAAAGGATGGAGCGCTGTTACGACGGGCTGATGAGGCAATGGGAAAACCAGCTCAAACGCATCGAGTGGGAGAGGAAACAGACCAATGCGTTACGATAAAGTTTTCACGAAACTCTTTTGCCAGCCTGTCCTGGTTGAAGCCTCATTCCGCGCCGGATTGGAAATGGCGCTGCTCGCAGTGATGCGCGGCCAGATCCCGCAGACTCCGCCCGGGGTACAAAAGATGGATCCGGAGCGCGCCGTTAAGCGCACGGACGATCTGCTCGAGATCCGCGGGCCGACAGCGATCGTGCACATCGACGGTCCCATCGACAAGAACCTGTCGGGAATGGATCGCATCAGTTTTTCAGCGACCGACCTCAACGACGTGGACAACGCGCTTGGGCGCATCGCGAAAGACAAAGGGATCGCCAACCTCATGCTGAGCATTGATTCCCCAGGCGGCTCGTTCCCGGGCGTCCCTGAAACTGCGATGCGAATTAAAATGCTCTCGAGCATCGTGAACACGGCAACGTATTTCGCGACCGGCTGCTCTGCCGCGTACTGGCTAGGCTGCATGACAGACCAAATTTTTCTTTCACCGAGCTCCGCTGCCGGCTCGATCGGATGTTACGCTGCGTTCCTGGATGAGTCGGTACAGATGTCGTTGCTCGGACTCAAGATGGAATCTTTCCAGGACGGCAAATACAAAACCGCCGGCGCACCGTGGAAACCGCTCTCCAATGACGAGCGCGATTACCTGCAGAACCGCGTTGACGAAATTGGCGCGATGTTCCGCGACGAAGTGAGCATGGCGCGGCCGCAGATCCAACGCAGCGACATGGAAGCGCAGGTATATCTCGGCGCCGACGCGGTCCGCCTCGGGTTCGCTGATCAGATCGTGGTCGGGCTCGACGAAGCGATCGCGCGCGCATTCTGACCGCGTAAAAATCGGCTGCGCCGATTCACGCGGTTAAAGCCGAGTGGAGGGCGCGAGGGCTTTTACTCGGGGGTGACACGCCGTTTCCCGCAATATGAGACTGCTTTTAACGCTCGTAAGTTTTGCAGCGCTGGTAATCGCCGCGCTTGGATCCGATTCAATTGGCCTCGATCGATCGATGGTCGATTCGGCGACCAATAACAACGTGCAGGTCCGGCTCCACGACAACGGTGACGGCACCAAATCAGTTGTGGTCTTTGCTGTGATCGTCACGCCGTCGCCGACTTCTACTGCGACGGCCACGCCCACTGCTACGGCCACGGTAACTGCTACCGCTACGGCAACAGTGACGCCGACTCCGACGCCGTGAGTTGACATCGCCGAAGGCGGCGATGGCAACACTGAAAGATCAGCTCGAGACCGCGCAGTCCGAGATTCTTCGCCTCACTGGCGAGGCCGACACCAAAGACACAAAAATTTCCGAGCTCGAAGAGCAGCTAAAGCCCGCTCCGAAGCCCGAGCCCGATGAGGACGACAAGAACAAGGGCAAAGACGGCAAGGACATGCCCATGAAGGGCAAGAAAGCGAAAGCTGACGAGCCCGCTCCTGCCGCGACCGCCGCGCCGACTGCGACTGTGAGTGTCGGCGTCGAAGTCGTCGACGTGAACGAGCTGAAAACGAATCTCGAAACGGCCCAACGCGATCTGAAAAATTCAAACGCCCGAGTGAAACAGCTCGAGGACGAACACAAGACTGTCGACGAAACCGCCGAAGTGAAAGCGCGAGAAATCGCTGCGCGCGCCGGCACAGCGCTCCCTGCGAAAGCGCACAACACCGGCGACCAAACAACTGAAAAGAAAGTCGACGCATCGATGCCCTGGCGGCAGCGGCTCGGCGCTTTTTGGAAACCAATCGCGCTCGCGACGGACAGCTAAAATTTTATGACTGGAACTTACACACTTCTCGACCTCGCCGCCCGCAGCGGGGTTGGCGTCTCCGCACTGATCGAAGGCGTTCTCACCTACGCGCCCGAACTCTCCGTGATTCCTGCGTTCCCGAAATCGGGAATCACCTACACCACTCTCACCCGCACCGAGTTGCCGACCGGAGCGTTCCGCAAAGCCGGCGCCGGCGTTTCCCTTACGAAGTCTGCATGGCGTCGGGACACCGGCTCCATGTGCATCTTCGATGCGCAAATGCAGATCAACGAAGACATCGTGATTGCAGCGCGCGCCGAGAATCCGGAGCTTGAGACTGGCGACATTCTCACTGACGAAGCGGTTGCAACGCTCAAAGGCAGCGTGATCAACATCGGCAGCCAGATCTGGTACGGCGCAGCGATCGCAGCTGACGGGTTCAAGGGGCTCTCGACGCAAGTCGATACGGACAACAACGAGCTCGACGGCGGCGGCAGCGCCGGCGCGGACTCTTCCAGCGCCTACCTGGTCTATCTCGACGACAACCCGGTTAATCCCGAAGGCGTTCACCTGTTCGTCGGCAACGGCGGCCGGTTCACGATGAGCGATCAATGGATCAAGCAGCAAGTTTCCGATCCTAACGACTCAAGCAAGAAGCTGATGGCGTTCGCCAACAACTTCCTGAGTTACCTCGGACTGGTCGTGGAACGGCAGAAGGCCAATTACCGAATCAAAAATTTGGACGAATCTTCGCACGGCCTCAGCGACGCGGTCGCTGCTGCGCTCTGGCGCAAGGTGCCTCTGGCACTTCGCGCGGACAAATCGAAATGGCGCTGGTTCATCAATGCGGCGCAACTGTACATGCTGCAGAAATCCCGCCAGACCACGTACGTCACCGGAACGGGCAAAGGCGTCGGACCTGCCGGCGTGTGGCCCGACATGCCCGAGGACATTCTCGGCGTCGCGATCCAGCCCACAGACTCACTGCTCACGACTGAGCGCGCGGGACTGCACCAATAAGGAATCTATGGCTCAAGTAATCCAAAACACGCGAACGCTCAAAGACGCGAACCTCATCGTGACGAAAGCGCTGCCGGCTGCGGCCGCGGCGAACTTCACAACCAGCATCGACAGCGGGAACGACGATCCAGGGAGAATCGACTTCCCGGGCGTTGAGCTTCTCATGTCCGTGCCTGCTACGCCTTCGTTGGTGGACGCAAAAACGATCACGCTGACTCTCAAAGACAGCGCGGACAACATCACTTTCGCGGCAGTGACCGACGTGCCCGCGCAGGTTATCACTGGCGTCAGCTCCTCCGGGGCTGCCGCGTTCGCCTATCAGTTCAAGCTTCCGATCGGCCTAAAGCGCTACGTGCGCCTGGACGCGGCCGTGCTGACTGCCGGCGGCGACAACACGGCGATCAGCTACTCGCTGGCCTTCGTGTTCTAAAAACTTTTCGGTGACACGCTCCGCACAAGCGGAATGACAATCGAGTACGATCCTGAAACCCGCGTAAAAGCGCTTTCAGCGTCACGCGGCTTTCGCGCATATCTGGCCATTGCTGCAATCCTGATCTTGTCGGTCGGCTCCAATGCGTTCGGCGCGATCACCGAGCATTACGTCACAACCACAGGCACGGACACATGGGCGAACTGCACCAATTCCGCGACGCCTTGCTCATGGGCTACGATGCTGACTAACGCAGTGGCAGGCGACAGGGTGAACGTTAAGGCTGGCACGTATTCGAGAACCAGCAGTATTGATACATTTACTAATTCTGGAACCGTAACCAGCCCCATCATTATCAGAGGCTACAGCAGCACGATTGGCGATGGTTATCTTGGACGCACCAACAGTAATGGGCCGCTCATTACTACCAACATGCCACTGATTAGTTACACAAGTGGACGTGAGGCTGGATCAGGCAACGCGTTCATTTTATTCGAGACGATTCAGTTTTCAGGAGCCTCATCAAACCCGCAATTTAATCTAGGTTCAGACAGCGTGATGAAGTCTTGCACGGTCACGGATAGTAACACTGGAAGCGTGGTTGGTCTGACCCTTAGCGGTTCTCGATGTGTCTTGTTCGATAGTGACATCACAATGTCTGGAGCTTCCGGTGGAACAGCCGCTGTGCAAGTAACTGCGGTAGCAGGCGCCCGTATAGTCGCCAATCGGATAAATGGCGGGCCAACTGATGGCATACGGATATTCGCGTCGAATGCTACGCCAGTCTTTGTGAAGAACACTATTTTTACGTCTGGCGGAAACGGAATCCACTTTATCGATGTCGGGACGGTGCCATGCGTCCTGTATAACACCATTGTTAGCAATACGGCTGACGGAATTCACGAAGACACAGGAAATGGAGCATTGGGCACGATCATCGGCAATATGATCACTGACAATACGGGTGACGGAATCGACATGGTTAGCACAGCAAATGCAGCGTTTACAGCTAACAATCGTTTCCGCGACAATGCCTCGACTTACAATAACGCTGGCGATTGGATCACCGCTACAAGCTACAATGACATCACTAGTGGGGCAGGGACTTCGGATTACGTAAACTCGGCTGGAAACAATTATAATTTGATCTACACATCGCCAGGATTTCACGCAGGAAAGCCCGCGTTTGAAAGCCTTGGTGCGCTCGAACCGCCGACGCCAACGCCAACGGCCACAGCTACGGCCACAGCTACGGCAACGCCGACAAATACTCCAACGCCAACCGTTACGCCTACGCCTTGCGCTGGCGGAGTTTCGCGCGCCAGAATCGCAAATCCACAATGAAAACAGGAGAAGCTGCAAGCCAATGAAACTCCTACCCTTATCGCTCGTGCTTTGTTCATTTCTTTTCGCAACTGGATGTTTTCATCCTTCTGCTTCTGACCAGAACATCTATGACTTGGACCTCGACATTTCGGAGATGGCGAACACAACAAAGTTCCAAGAGGGCATCGTCGTTGAGTCCTATAGAAACGACAGCATCGACATTAGTCTATTAACAAGCGCAAAAGATCAGGACGAAATAACTGATCTGGTTTCTCGCGGCATTGTTAATCGCCAAAAGGGAGCCGAAACCAAGCTCTTTATTACGAAAAAGGGTAAGGAGTTAGCCAAAGACTTGCTTCACGTCAAGCAGCACAAACTCAATGTATTTCGCCCTATAGAGCCGCCACAATGAAAAAAATAGCCCTCATACTTCTCGGGATTGCAAGCTTTCAATTCTCCGCCTTCGCCATCTCCGGCGTGCTAAAACAAAGCACTGCCGCGAACGTGACTGTCGTGATGATCGATTCGACCGATCACGTCACCGGGAAGACTGGCCTTACGCTCACAATCAAGGCGTCGAAAGCTGCGGCTTCGTTTGCCACTGTGACGCCTACTGTAACCGAATTAGAGGGCGGCATCTACAAGCTCGCCTTTACCACGTCGCACACCGATACGCTTGGCGAATTGCGCTTGCGTGTGACCAGCACCGGCGCGGACGAGAGCGATCCGATTTGGCAGGTGGTCTCGCTGTTGCCAGGGGACGGCGTGACCGTTGGAACCAATAACGACAAGACTGGCTATTCTCTTAGCCAAACGTTCCCGTCCAACTTTTCTTCTCTCTCGATCGACGGCAGCGGCCGCGTGGACGTTATCAAGATCGCTGGAACGACACAGACAGCACGCGACATTGGCGCGAGCGTCTTGCTCGCAGCCAGTCAGCACGTGATCGTTGATTCGGGCACAGTCACCACGCTCACGAATCTTCCGAGTATCCCGGCCAACTGGCTCACCGCCTCCGGGATTGCAGCTGGCGCCTTGAATGGCAAAGGCGATTGGCTGCTCTCATCCAGTTACACCGCGCCGCCGAGCGCGGCTACGATTGCCACGACCATTTGGCAGGATCTAACTTCGAGCGGCGATTTCACAACGACCGGCTCGATTGGAAAACTGTTCACGACCGACATCGATGCTGCGATTTCTTCGCGATCCACTTATTCCGGTGGCGATACATCCGGGACTACGACGCTATTAACGCGAATCCCATCCGCGCTCACTATCACCACGGGCAAGGTGGACGTTAACGATAAGACCGGATTCAGTCTCACCAGCGGAGAGCGCACATCCATTTGGGCGACGCTCGTTCACTCGAAACAGGCCGGCGAATTGCTCTGGCGCGTCGCGAGCAGACCAAGCCCATGATATTCGTGATGACTCTTCCGGGAGCGTCGTTAGCGAACGTCGCTTACCGATGGTTGGTAGCCGGCATTTGGGGCGACCCGCTCACCATCGGAATCACCGACACCAGCTTGTTTTCCGCTTTCGTGATCGACTGCGTCCCGCCCGATGGCGCACAGGAAATCGCAGGCTACGATGTGACAGACGAGAGTAATTCTAGCCGTGGAAATTACCTTCTGCGGACTATATCCGGCGGCGCGAGTGTCGACGATATCGCGGCTCGCATCATCACCGATCACGGAGCCGGCAGTTACGCTGCTTCGGGCGGCGGTACCGGCGCGTTCCTGGTCACGGTGACCGTGAAAGACGAAGACGACGAGCCTCTTGAAAACGCCACCGTGCGGGTGAGCGAAGGCATAAACGTTTTCACAGTCCTAAGCGATGCGAGCGGCGTGGCCGAGTTCAATCTCGATGCTGCGACGTACGCGCTCGGGATCTTCAAAGACGGCTACCAATTCACGCCGACGAGCATCGTGGTAACTGCGCCTGATGATTTCATCGGCATCCTCACGAGGATCGTCATTCCCGGGCCGAGCGGGCCTAACCAATGCGTTTGTTCCATCGTCACACGCAACGCGCGCGGCGCTGCGCAGGCTGGCGTGAAAGTTAGTTTCAGCCTGGTGAGCGCACCGACACCCGATAGTTACGCGACAGGTGCAACGTCGGCGACCTCAGACGGCACCGGCCTTTTGACAGTAGAATTGCGGAAAGGCGCTCATTACAACGGCCGTCGCGGAAGCGGTGTTGTAGTGCCGTTCGATGTTCCCGACGCAGATGAATTCGAGCTTCCGCAAGTTCTTGGAGATCCATGACGATGAACACAGCAGCACCACTCACTGACCGCGAGCTCGCCGAGCTCGTCGATGAAGGTGGCAAGCTCGCCAGGGATATCGAACCAATGGAGCGCAAAAAGCGCCGGCTCGATTCGATCAAGGAAATCATGCGCGAGCGCGCAGACGGCAAGACGCTGACGTTCACCGGGAAAATTTACTCCGCAACAGTGGAGCAAAAACCGGACACGATCGCCCGGGTCGTTGCGAAGGACGATGTTGCCTACGCAATCAAAACTGCCGGCGAACATCTGCCGGCGCTGTTCACGCTCCATCCCAGCAAAGGACAGGAAACCAACTTCGAGCTGAACGCTCTGAAATGCCTTGCCAAACGCGCTGCAGTGGCGCTGGTCGCCCGCTTTACCCGGCCGGCCGTGGCATGGGTGCGCTTCCGCTGACACGCGCGCACCGTGCGTGAGCGACTACTACGAGCACGTTAAGCGGGCGTTCATCGAGACACTCGAGCACGTCGGAATCCCGATCATTTTCAAGAACGTCACGAGGCAGTGCATCACTGGACCAATCGAGAGGAAACGCCATGCCGACGTGTCCGGATATCTCCCGCAGGCAGCGAGCCGCTTCGACATGCTGGGCGATCACTACGCCGATTTTGTTGCGCTGGGGATCGGCGATCGCAGCACGGTGCAGGTTGACGGCGTGAATCTGCGCATCATCGCGATCGACAGCGAGCCCAGCGACCCAATCGTTGGCCTCATCGTGATTGGAGACAAATGAGTTTTTTTACAGGAGCAAACAGAGAAAACAGAGAGATGAATGTTTCAGATGCCCAACCCCAACCCTCCGTTATCTCCGTTACCTCCTGTTAAATTCCTATGCCGACCACTCTCGAAATCATTCTCGCGTACGAAGACGCGATTGAGCCTGTGTGGATCCGGCTGCTCAGCGAGCGCGGCATTACTGCATACCCTGAATTCTCGGACGTGACCAAGGCCACGCCGTACATCGATGTGCAGCTCGCGGACGTCATGCCCACTTCGCACCGGAAGGCTTTTGCTGACGGCGCGATGCTCGTGGACGCGTGGACCGGCTCACTCAAATGCACCGTGTGCACGTTGCGGGGGAAGAACAGCAACAAGCAGACGCCCTACCTGGGCGCGATCCGTGTTACCGCGGCAAAGTACCGGAGCGAGTTTCCGCGACATCTCTTGCCATGGCACTCTGTGCAACTGCTCAAGGAAGGCGGCCTGCGCCGCGGCGTCGATCAAGAGAACGATATCGACTGGAGCGAGCTCCGGTTGGATCTGCATTTCGGGGTGCGTCCCGAAGCGTGGCCGCTCGTTTTGCCCTGATAGCCGCGTGAAAGCGGGGGCAGAGCCCGCTTTTTTTACGCGGAGTTGACATCTCCGAGTCGGGTAAATGGCTCAGGAAGTTTCAGGCTCAGGTTCTCTCTCCATCAACTCGAACGGCGGCCAGGGCGCAGGCGCGTTTAATTTCGTCGCGGACATTTCCGCGGACGGTTTCATAGCGGAAGAGATCAGCGTCGCTACGAGCGCATCGGCCGTGCCAGTTGGCGACATCACTCCGCAGTCGGTGTTCATCAAAAACCTCGACGACACCAACTTCATTGAGGTCGATTCGGCGAACACGTTCGACAAATTCCCGCAGAAAATTTATCCCGGCAAAGGCGTGTTCCTGGCGCCTGAGACCGCAACCATTTACTGGAAGGCGAATACCGGCGCTGTGAACGCGCTACTCGTCGTGGCCTGATGCCTGATTACTACAATGACGGCAACATTCCGTTTGGCAGCGTAGTTGTTACGCTGGGCGCGACGCCGTACGTCGCCGAAGACATCGACTTCGATGAGCCGAGCACTTCGATCATTCGCCGAAGCGAGATCAACGTGCCCAACGGCGCCGTCCACATCAAGGACATCATTAAAGCGCCAATGACGCTGCAGCTCGCCAGCAACGCGACGCCGATCCCTGCTCGGTTTGCTATCGTGTCTCTCACTTTCCGCGGCGCATCGAAAGATTTCATCGTGACGAAAGTCGGCCAGCCCTACAAGCAGGACGATATTCGCAAGATCAAGGTGGAGATCACCGAGAAGCTGAACTGATTTTTGTTTGCACAGGGGGAAGGGCCGCGGCAACGCGGCCATTTTTTTCTGCTGACACCTCGGCCCTAACAAATGGCCGACGAACAGAAAAAGCCGCCACCGTTTCCGCTGGAAGCGTACAACGCCGCGCTCGAGCAAGAGCGCGAGGCCCGCGACACAGTGTTCCTGGGCGCGACGCTCGATATCTGCGGCGAGCCGGTCCTGCTGCTCACGGCGCGCATGTTCCTCCAGCTCACTTACCCAGGCGGCTCACCGTTTCTGCTTGGCGGCGATCGCAGTCCGGAACACGTCGCGCAAATCCTGTGGCGGCTCTCGCCTCTGTATCAAGTGCCGCCTGTTGTCGGCCGCGATCGGGCGCGCATCCAATTCGTGAAGCGCATTGCACCGCTCCCGTTCCTGGAGTGTTGCGCCGCGATCGAAAGTTTTTTGGACCTGATGCTCTTCGACGCGCCGCCGTCCTCGGGCCAATCACGCGCGCCGACAGTGAGTTTCGGTACCAAGCTGGTCGATTTTTTCGCGCGCAATTACGGATGGTCGATCGACGCGATCATGGACGCGCCGATGCCGCAGCTCTTTCAGTTGATGAAAGAAATCAATCGTCGCACCAATCCGGACGCGTGCTCGATCAACCGGCTAAGCGACAAGGTGAAGCAAGCCTGGGGACGCGAGCTCGAGGAATGGTCGAAGAAAAATCATTCACAGGAGGCAACAGAGAAAACAGAGGCCGGAAAGAATAATTCCCTGAACACTCAATTACCTCCGTTACCTGCGTTTCCTCCTGTTAAATCCCAATGAGCATGACGGTCGATACATCGGGCTACGAGCGCATGGCGCATAGCCTCGCCTCAATGAGCGGAACTCCGTACGGTCCCGTCGTTAGGGCTGAGACCGGTAAAGTGCTCGAGGGCTGTGTCCGCCACACGAGAACGGCCAAAGCTGCGCGCATCCGGATCAGCGTGAAATTCCGAAACCGCACGCTATGGAAAAACGCGCAGTGGCCGCCGGCGAAACGCGGAGCTCCGATCATCGCGGAAACCAAAGACGGCCGGGTTTGGTTCGTTGAAGGTAAGACGTTCTACAACATGACCGACCGCCGTTACGGTCCGGAGCGCATGGCGCGGTTTCATGCCGCGGCCGCCGAGTTGAAGTCCAAGAAAACCGATATGGCGCGCGCGCTGCGGGCTCGCGGCCTGGCCGCGCGGTCGTGGTGGCAAATCGCGCGTGCCATGGGAATCGAGATCAGCGTTCCCGGTTACGTGCGCAACGCCGCGCCGTACAGCGGGAAAGTGTTCCTGGACGGCCGTGCGAAGCAAGTCGCAGACTCCGATCAGTACTACGTCGAAATTTCCAACAGCAATCCAACGCTCGTGAGCACGGACGGCCAGCGAATTTTAAGCCTGGCGATTCAAGCCCGGCTGACGCATTTCGAGATCGCGCTGCGCAAAGGCACGTTCGACAACCTGAAAGCAAGAGCGGAGCAATTTCCCGGCGTCTTCGTTAGCTAGTTTCCGGGGAGCGCACGCGGCTCGCGTGCTGGTTTCGGCGGCCTCGCCGAAATTCCCCTCTCTTTGACTCTCGCGGCTAGTCACAATGTCTGCAGGTGGAGCAACGATCATGGCCCGAATGGGCCTCGACATCAAAGGGTTCAAGGCCGAACTGCAAAACGCCAATGCCGCGACGCGCCAGCACACGGCCGCGGTCAAAGAAGCGAACGCTGCGCACTCGAAGCTCGGGAAAAATTTAACCGAAGGTCTTGGCGCACTCGGCCTCGGCACGGTGATCAAGGACGTCGTCGAGTACGGCGCGCACATCGAGGATCTGAGCCGCCGCTATGGCGTCGCAACCGAAGCGCTGCAGAAATTCGGGAACGCGGCCGAGCTCAATGGATCGTCTCTCGAAGCGGTGGCGAAAGCATTTCGCTTTTTGGAAGTGAACCAAGCCAAAGCGCTCGGGGGCAACGACGCGATGGTGCAATCTTTCGGGGCCCTCGGCGTTTCGATCAACGACCTGAAAACGCTTCGGCCCGAGGAAATCATGCTGAAAATCGGTTCCTCGTCTTTGAACGCGGCCGACCTGGTCAAAGCGCTCGGCAAAAGCGCGCTTGAAATCCGGCCGACTCTCGCCGGCCTGGCTGATGGGATGATCAAATTCGGCGAAGTGATCGACGATATCGACATCGAGCGGCTGAAAGAAGCCGACGACGAATTCCGCAAGCTCAAACAAACCGTGACGATCGGAGTCGGCACAGGACTCGGATCCATCGCGGCCAATTTCCAGCATGACGTTGCGGAAATGACCGCGCAGATTTTGGCATTCGCGGAAGAGGCAAAGGGCGTAGGCAGCGCGATCGCGACGACCTTCTCAGCCGCGTTCGATATCGCAATCAGCAAAGCCTCTCAGCTGGGGTCAATCCTGGGCAAGCTGGCGAGTGGCGATTTTAAGGGCGCGGGGAAGTCGTTAGGCGAGGGCGACACTATCGACAAGATCAAGAAGGCCACAGCAGATTCGGAAAAAACCTTGGCCGATCATCACCAGCGGGCAAAGGACATCACTCAAGCGGGACACGAGGCCGCGGACGAATTTCTGAATCCTAAAAAAGAGAAAAGTAAGCGCCGCGATTTTGGGGTAGCGCCCGAGGACACCGGCGTCGGCGAATACGACGATCAAGGCCGACTGATCGGGGTCGGCAGAGGCAGCGGAGGGGGAGGAGGAGGCCGCGGAAGCAGAAGCAGTGATGATGAAACGCCGCTGCGTGATACCTGGGGCGCGAAGTGGGCAGCTGGCGGACACCCTGGGAGAACCGCCGACGTTGGTGAATCTCAAAGTCTCGTCGACCAAATCGAGAAAGCCAGGATCGCTAACGAAGCTGCGCAGCGACCAGGTGTACAGCCGGAGGGAGAAACCGGAACTGGCGGCCCGAGTCTCATGGGTGCAGCCGCAGCGGCCGCACGACAGGATGCTCTCGGTAAAACCGGAGAGGACTCGCGCGCCGCCGAGATCGAGCGCCAAACGCAAATCGAAAACACGCGCCGAGGACAAGGAAGCGGTAGCCGCGCCGACGATATTCAAAGAAGCCAGTTTGGTGCGCAGGACCAAAAAGGGAGCGAATTAAAAGGCGCGGCCGCCGATCTCAAAGCCGCTGCCGGCGAGCTCAAGAAAGCGCTCACGAACCAATGAGGCGTTCCGCGCCTCCGTTAAAGCGTTAAAAAGAGTTAAAGCGTTGAAGCGGACTTTGACTCCCGCTCGCTGCTAATGCTCTCCGCCGCTTTAACGATTCAACGGTTCAACGCTTCAACGCGGCGGAGCGCAGCGTAGCCCATGCCTGACATTTACATCGACGGAAACTTCGATGTCGCGGAGCGCGTCGGCGCCGCGATCCCCGAGATTCCGTTCCCGACCGATCCGCAAGCCTACGTCTATCACGTGCCCTACTGGCAGAAGAAAACTGCGTATGCGCCGATGGGCAAAGATGTGGCTGGTCCCTTTGGCGGGTTCTCCACCGGCGTCGACAAATCGCATACGGACGTCGGCGGCGGCATCATTTCGTTTCACCGCGAATTCGCGTTCGTGCCTCGCAGCCGAAATCAGTACGAGCGATTCGTTTACCCGTTCCAGGTCTGGAAAGGCGGCGACAGCCCAGGCGTGCAGGAATTTCCCTACAGCGTCAATAGCCGGATTCAGTTCGATTACTTCCAGACAACAGATCCCGATTCAATTGATCAGCCGCGCGCGCCCAGAGTGATCGACGTTTTTGGGAGGTTGTTTTTTCAGAATGGCTTTGGCCCGCCGGGCGGCGGGACCACGACATGGGGCGTCTCGTTATCCAATGGCGGCCTGGGCCACACCGTTGGCCAGATTATCGGTTACAGCGACCCGTGCATCTCGTTCAGCATTCGCGTCACAGCGATTGGTCCGGCGGGCAGTCTTGTCGCGTACGAACAGCAAGGTGCCAACGTTTGTAACCCTGCGAACATCACCAACCCGTACGCGGTCGGCGATCCGATGCACGGCGGGGCCGCATTTAATCTGTTTAGCGTCTACCAAGCTCCTTCGGGCGCGGAGATTCTAGCCGAGGACGCAGAAGCGCACCTCTGGAAAGGCAACATCTACGAGCGCCGGCAGCGCTTCATCAAGTGGGTGAGCGATTACACGTTCCTGCTCGGAAGCTGATCGCATGGCTGAGCAAATTTCAATGCCTCAACAGGGCGCTAAAACCAATCAGCTCTGGAAAACCGTGTCCGAGCTCGTCAAGGCAGTGAACGCGCTGCAGAACATGACGGTCACGCCTACCGGTGCTGGCAAGTTCGTGCCCGGCGAAGGGAACATCGTTCTCGCGTTGAACACTGACGACAAGTGTCTGCCACCTTAGCCATTCGCAACGGCTTGCTGCTGACTAGGAGCGGCAAGCTCAGCACCAACTGTTGTAACGCTGTAGGCGCATGCCGCGCCCCCGATGGAAGCTGCTCGCTCAAGACTGCCGCAGAGTGCGCGACCGCCGGCGGCACCTACCTTGGGGACTGTAAGAAATGTGGTGGGGGCGGCGTGGTCTCACCCTGTTGCCCAACACCGTCGCTACGCTGCGATCAGATCTGCGCTAGTGCGCAAAGGTGCGGTTATCCGCCCCTTGGTCCGTTTAGCGGGAATTGCTGGAAAAAACTTAACTGCAGCTTCGTCCTCGAAACACCGGTCGACTGTTCAAGCCGCTGGTTCAGCAGTTTTGAGCGCTGCTGCCCTGACGGAGCGCAAATCAAAGGTGGCAGATGCAATTTGCCAGCTGATTACTGCAATGAACACCCTGAATGTTATGGCACACCTTTCTGTGCAGGGCCGTGCTGCTGCTCTCCTTGCAGTGATGAGAGTGTTTGCGAGGGCTGTACCGGATGCGCTGCCTGCCCGCCAGGTTCGTTTGGTAGTACGTTTGAAGTCGCAGATGAAAATACCGAGGACGTCGTCGCGAAAGCTTATTCCCTGCTTCCGGATTACGACGGTGTTTTTACCGATGACTGTTTAGCTTCCCGTAGCTCCACTTATGGCAGTTTTTCATTCTGCCGTTTTCGTTACAAATGGACCTGGGCCAGCCCACTCGAAGAAGCCTGCACTGTCTACTGGATTGAGCGCACCTACGACGGCGACGGCAATCCGATCGGCGACGTTGAAATGTCCGAGACTGTCAGCGCAGGCTCGACCGAAAGCAGCGTCCACGAAGTCCTGGAGCCAAGTGAGAACGGCACGATTAGCGTCCTTCGGAAAAGTGCGTGCTGCGTGTGTGAAAACTGTTCGGTGGAAACCGAAGAAGACTGCAGTGCCTTGGGTGGCACGCAGACCGGTGCTTGCGGCTGCACTCCCAATACATGCACGCATTGTGGTGCCTGCTGCTTGTTTGGAGACTGCTACGAGGGCGTCTCTCAAGGAGATTGCGAAGACTTCGGGGGCACCTTTATCCCTGACAAAACCTGTGAAGAAGTGGAATGCCCACCGCCGGAATGAACCAGCGCCATTTCAACAACGGCGTCCTAGCCAAAGAGATTCGTGACGGAATTCCGATCACCGACAACCTGGGCAAAACGCCGGCGCAACTAGCCGCGGATGCTCGCGCAGCAAGGAAAGATCCAGTCGCCATACCAAAGGCGGCGACGGCAACACAAGGCGGCGCAGGCACCGAGCTAAAGAAGCTGCTTTCAAAGCTCGGCCTGAAACCTGCCGCCAACTGCAAATGCAATCAGCACATTGCCGAGATGAACCAAATGGGTATCGCGTGGTGCACCGCGAACATCGACACAATCGTTGGCTGGCTCAGAGAAGAAGCGGACCGAATTAAGCTGCAACAGCAAACCGCGACCGCAGAGTTGAAGCGGCTTAGATCACTTCCCGCAGATCAACGGCCCGCAGACGAATGCCTTGCTGCGCTTGAGCTAAATAGCAAAGCTCGAGTAGTGCCCTTCACGAGCATTGGCGCACGGATCCTCGTGAAACGCGCGATCTCTAATGCCAGGAAATTAGCCAAGGTTTGACAGACGCGGGCTATGCATGGCCCTCGAGTTTCAGTACACCGCCACTGCGAAATTCAACAAGAACGGCGCGACCTTTAGCGCCGATCAGGTCGCTCCAGGAGGCGGCTCCTCGGACGTCCTCGGAGACAATGCAATCAAGACGACGCACACGGTCGGGCCAACGGACTCAACGCTGGACAAGGCTGCGATCGGCGACATCGGATTTTTTCTGCTCAAGAATTTGGGGTTGGCAGAGGTTCCGGCCGAGCCTGTGGTCACAGTCACGACTGCCGGCACGCCCGGATCCACCACGCGCAAATACAAAGTCGTCGCCAATTTCGCGGACGGCTCGAAATCGGTGTCGGCCGAGTTCACCCTTGCCACGACCAACGCGACGCTCGACGGAACAAATTACGATGTCGTGGCATGGACTGATGTCGGCGCGGCCACTTACGACATTTACCGCACAGTGTCCGGTGGAACACCGTCCACAGTCGGCAAGATCCACAGCGGCAGCACCACGAGCCCGTACAACGATCAAGGCGCAGCCGGGGACGCTTCTTCGGTTCCCGCCGAGATCGCAAGCAACAAGCCCGTACTGATTGGTCCTGATGGATCCATCTATCCCGATTTGCTCTACGCCGGCGAGACCCAGCTCCGCCGGGCGAACCCAGCGGACATGACAGACATTCACGTGAAATCTCTTGGCGGCTTCACCGAGCTCGAGCAGTTACTCGTTGAAGCCTAGCCGTGCTAAGCGAACATCCGTCGCTGCCGCCGACAACCACTTCAGAGCAGGACCTGAAAAGCGCCGGCCAACGGATCATCAACCGTATTTGGGAGATCACCCAGGCAGCGATCGCGCTTACTGTGACTGGCGCAACGATTTTTGTCTCCGCGAAGCTTGTTGAACGCGGCGGCGAATCGGAAAAGGTTGCTTTCCAATTATTGACCAACGTTTTCTTCGTTGTGATCGGCTTTTATTTCGGTCGCACCAATCATTCGCGCCCGGACGAACCGTGTTGACTCACGCCGCTCTTCGCGATGCGAATTTATTGGCGGGACTTTGTCGGGACACGAACTTTCAAACTTGTTGAAGCGCTTCTCTTTGTCTGCGGGTACCGGCTCTGCATCGTTTTCGACGAAAGCCGCGTTTGCAAAGATGCCTTCATCGAAACGCTCAGGAACACTCCGTAAATGGGCGAGCGTTGCTACACCGAGCGCCCGCCGGGAACAGCGGACGTGATAACCGCCGACACGCTTCGGCTTGAAGCAGTCACCGTGTGCGTCGGGTTCGACGATTTTCTTGATGTCACGCTGAGCCTCAACATGGCGCAAGTCGATCACATGATTGTCGTCACGTCGCACGAGGACAAGCGCACCCACAAATGCTGCAACAAACACGGCGCAACGATGGTGCAGACAGATCTGTTCAAGAAGAACGGCCGCAATTTCAACAAGGGCGCTGCGATCCAGCAGGGCTTCAACTATTTCCACTTCATGGGTTGGCGGATCCACCTCGACGCAGACATTGCGTTGCCAGACAATTTCCGGCGCGTGCTTTTCAACCGCACGCACCTGGACCGGCAATGCATCTACGGTGCGGACAGAATGGACATCGTCGGGTTAAAGCTGCTCATGAAGATCCGGAGCTCTCCGCAACATCTTTACGGCTCGCATGTCCGGATCGATGGACCGCTCGGGCACCGTTTCATTGATCCGCTCAACGGCTACGTGCCGATCGGATTTTTCCAGATGTGGCATGCCACGTCGCATCGCCATTATCCTCACTCGCTCGGAAGCGCAGCGCACGATGACACGATGTTTTCCTCGCAGTGGAAAGAAGAGCATCGCCGGCATCTGCCGACCGTGGTCTGCCAGCACATTCTCTCGGCGCCGTCCGTGCAAGGCGAAAATTGGGACGGCCGCCGCAAGCAACCGCGGCTTTAGATGCTGGGGAGCGCACGCGGCTCGCGTGCTGGTTTCGGCGGCCTCGCCGAAACTTCAGGATGTTGACTCGCCGCGCGCTGACGCATGACCTATTCCGCAACCAAAGCGCGCGTGTTCACTCAGGGCAGAGCGCCCGATTCTTTTCTAACCGAACAAATCGCCTGGGCGCGCACCGCGGATTACGCGATCTTCGAGCGCAACGCGATGGTCGGCACCGCCGACATCTACAACAAAGTTTTCCTAGAGCTCGGGCCATATTCGGATGTATTTCACCGCATAGCAGTGATGCTCGAGGTGCAGCGCGTGCTCGCCGGCTTCGAGTCGAGCTGGATCTTCTCTGAGGGAGTCGATACCTCGCGACTTGGCGACGACACACCGGAAAATTCAGAGGCCGGCGTGTTTCAGGTCTCGTACGATGCGCGCGACAATAGAGCCGATCTGGTTGCACTGCTGAGCAGAGCCAACATCGACAACGGTATTGCGTTTCAGCAGGCGATGAAATTCAACCACCCGTTAGCCTTTGAATTTTCTGCGCGACTCATGCGCGGCAACACGATGCACAACGGGCCGCTGCGCAAAGGCGACGAGCGCCTCAAGATTCGATCCAGCCTCCGCGGCCAGGAGCACTCCATTTACCCGTGGTTGTCGCGCCCGGCCGTCGCCGAGTACCAAACATTTCTCGTCGGGGTGTGATGAATCACACCGCGCGATTGCTCACCTGGTTCCTCATCAACTTCGCGCAAACCGTTCCCCTGGCCAACATCGACAACGCCCTTCACTCCGAGCTCGTCCGCCGGGCCCGGTATGCGATACGTTTCGGCATCCACGCGCCCGACAGGTTCGACGTGAGATACGCGCTGCTCATCATCGCGATCGGAGCGATCCTGCTACTTCTCGGCTTTCTCGCTCTATAGATCTAAGTTTCTATGTCCGAGCATGAGCACAAACTTGAAGGCGGCTGGTGTAGCGAGTGCGGTGCTGTTTACGATTACGAGAACGGCTTCGTCGAGTTTCAGCACACTTCCAATCCGATCCTCGGCACGTCCGCGAAACTGTTCCTGGAACGGCTTGAAGAAATTGCCGCTACTGAAGAGCGGAATCGCGAATTGAATCGGCTACTTGATCACCCGATCGCGAGCTAAATCCCAGCCGCGTGGTCCGGCAGTTGCCGGACTTTTACGCAGCCTTTGGCTCTTTTACGCGGCGTTGACTCGTCCGCGCGGGGAAAGGTGAGCACCGCTACTAAAGCTTGGGCGTTGGATACGCTGGAAGAAAGCTGCGTGCGCGAAGGCGAAGAGGCTTCTGTTTCAGTGTCGATGAAAGCCACCGATGCAAAAGCGATCGTGACCGCGGCCGAGCGCGGCGAATCCTTCAGAGTGATCGAGATAATGAAACGGCAGACCTGGTGGCCGGACCTGAGCTTCTACGTCCGCCGCAACGGTTCAAGGGGCTGGTGATGCGATCCTGATTACGCCCTCGCGCGCTGAGCTGCGCGCGAAAAGTTAGGGAAACTTCACCCAGGATCGCGCGCCGCCTGGGAAGCCGTTAGGTAAACTTCACCCAAAAATGGTGTTCACGAACTGTTAACTTCTCAGCGAAAACGATGCGCTTTCATTGGTGCTCGGGGCGGGACTTGAACCCGATTTTTGGGAGCGATTAGATTCGGGATTTTGTCTGGCCGTGTCGGTTTTCAGAGCGAGATCGCGCCGGCACCCGAAATCACAAAACAAACACGCGCAAAGAAATGGATCTTTGAGTGTTCACTTTTTGTTAACTTTGGCTTCCTTCGAATAATCGAATCGCTCGCCAAATCTCGTGATGGCGTCGGCGGCGTTCGATAGCTTCGAGCCGCATTTGTAGCTCGTGCTTGTATTCGGGACTGGCGCGGCGTTCGGCGCGCAGCTTCATTCGCTCTTCAAAACTAAGCTTCGTCCAGTCGACCGGCTTCATCGAAATGCGATGCCTAGTGGCATCTGCATAACTTTTCGGCTGCCGGCGAGATCGTGTTCGTCGGGAAGTACTGCCCACCATTTTTTCGCCATGGCGGCGGGCTGGGGATGATAGTAAAAGCGGCGGTTCACTTGCTCGCTGTTGCCCATTTCTTCTTTGAGCCTGGCCATGTCTTTGTGGAGCGATTGCCAGTAGCTGGCGTAACTGTGACGGAGACCATCCGGGATCCAACCGAATCCGAGGAGCTCGCCGAGGCGACCTGTCTCGCGATCGGGGCGATCGTACACGCAGACCGGGCCGGTTTCGCCGCGGTGATGGCCGCACCAGGCGAGAAGAGTTTCGTTCATCGCGATGTAGCGATCGCGTCCAGTTTTTGAAATCAACGCGGCGATCCGGATCTGGTGTTCGTCCCACAGGAAATCGGTCCACATCAATTTGCGGCGTTCGCCGGTTTTTTTGCTGATGTGCGGTCTGCCTGCTTCTTCCGGACGAATGCCAGCGAACGCCTGGCAGCAAATCCAATCGATCCATTCGGGAGAAATGTGCTCGAGTATCACGCGCAGCTGCGCGGGCGTGTAGATCCGCGGCGCGCCGTGCTCGAGATCGATGCGTTTTACTTTCTCAGCTTCGGTGATGCGGTCCTGGGGAAGGTTGCCGTGCTCCTTTGCGAAAAGAAACAAAGTGACGATGACGTCGCGAATGTTGTTACGCCGGCGATCGCCGACTCCTAGATCGCGCAAATAATTCTCGATCGGCAACGCGCGGACTTCGTCGATGTGCTGCTGAAATTTCGAGGCGAACGCGCGCAGATCGCGTTTGAGAGCGCCCATGTATTTCGCGGAAAGTTTGTGATCGGCTTTCGAAACGAGCAGTTGCTCGACGATCTCCGGAACGCGCTCACGGCGCGCGCCGGCGGATCCGCGCGCTTTCCATTCGGACCATTGCTCGAGTGCGGAAGTAATACCGATGCCGAATGGCGCGACGACGTTTTTTGCATGCAAATAAATTTCGCGATCGGCAGCAGTGAAATCGACGGCCTCGCCGCGGCCGTTTGAAATCGCGATCGCTTTCTCCTGGGCGACCTGTTTCGCTTTCGAAAGAAGTGTGTACGGGAGAACTTTGCGTTTCGCCTTCGGCGCCGGACGGTACACGACGGCGAAACGGCCATCGCGCAACGCGTAAATTGGGATCGTGACGTTGCCGATTCTTACGAGGATCGGTCCACCACGGCGGATTTGTCCGTTGGCGAACTTGCCGCGTTTCATTTGCCGTCGTCGCGAGTTCCGGATTTGAAGACGCCGTCGACGAATGAAAGGGTCGCGTGCGCGCCGTAGGACCATTCTTCGTACTCGTGGCTCTCGGCGGTGGTGCGAATGACGTGCTTTGGTTCGCCCCAAGCCTGGCGAACTTGGGCCGCGCTCATGCCGACTAGCACATGGCGCTGTTTAATCGCGTCCTCGTTTTCGCGCTGCTCAGTGGCGATCTGTTGTGTTGCGCGCGTTTCGCTTTCGTTCTGAACCTTCGCGACGATTGCAATTATCAAGACAATCAACGCGATAGCGCCTAAGAATTTGAAAAGGGTCTTCATTGTCGGGGCGGCGAGTTGTCGACCATCCACTGCAGCGCCTTGTTGGCTTCGTTCAGGCGGTCGTTAGAAGTCTTGATTTCTTTGAGTATCTCGCGCTCGATTTTTTTCATGCGCGCGAGACGGCCGTCGATCAAGATCAATAACAGGACAATTAAACAGACGACGACAGCCGTGATCATTGTTTCTCGTTCATCCCGCGCCGCCTTTCTGGAGGTCGCTGGTGTTAATGATTATTTTTGCGATCGACGCGTGCTCTAAAGCGGCGGCGCCCAGATGATCGTATGCTTCGCGAAGCCTCTTCGGCATCCGCGACCGATAGACCGGAGAGTCTTCGCCAACCCGCGGCACCGCCGATTTTGGCTCGATAGCTATTAGATTCTTGAGGGAATCGGGAACGTCATCTTCGAGGTACGCGAGGAGGAGCGATGTCTGATCTTTTTTAGGGAAAACGGCGCACAATTTCTCAAGCACCTGTGGCTCGGGGCGATTCTCGCCGTTTACGTACCGGCTCATCTGGCCCTGGGAAACACCTATCTTCTCGACGATCTCGGTCTGGGTAAGTCCGTTTGCCTCTATCGAGGTCTGCAATTGGTTGGAAAATTGGCTCATTCTTGCTCTTCCTGAATACATGCGTTTAGCGAATATCTAAAGAAAAGTCAAACTTTTTGTTGACAGCTTCTGTTTAGCAGATAAATCTGTGTAACAAAAGAAAGAGAAAATGGAAGCAAAAATAGAGGTAGCCGAAGCGATGCGCGATTACGCGCGTGGATTGGAAAAAAGCAATAATCCGGACGTTATAATCGCGGCGGCTGAATGGGAAAAACGCTGCATCGAGGAGCTGGAGCGGCTGCAGAAAGCTCAGCGGAGGCAGGAGAGGCGGGTGGCGGCATGAGCGCGGAAGGCGAACAACGACTTGAGCGGATGGCTGCGCACGCTGGCTACGGCTGTGTGGAGGATCTCAAAGCGGCGCTCCGCAGCTCGAAGAAAGCGATTCACGAGGTGGAGACGGCGGCTTGGAATCGTCCAAAGATTGCGCCGATTACCGCAGATCTCCAGAATAGAAACTTCTTACGGGCGCGATCGCGGATTGCACGGATATGAGCCAATTGCCGGAAACACTTCCGCTGCTCGGGCTGGATGGGATCGAGCTTAGGAAGGGTAACCACGGGGCGCGCGCCCAAGGCGTCTGCGTGATGGAGGCGGTGGCCTGGATCGCAGGCGAGCCGCACAGCGATCATCCGGTATGCGCGTGTCCGGTAATCACTTCGTTTATGATCAGCTGGAACGATCGGTTGCCGAGCGATGCAGAACGGAATCGACTTTTGAAGCCGTTAGTGCCGCTGCTTGTTGGTACGCGATCGACGCGCGCGGTGGAACGGCACCGGCTGGAAATGATCCGTGATTTTGTGGTGCGCGATGCGGCGCCGGCGGCGCTATCGCTGGCCGGCTTGGACGCCGCAGCCGATCTACTCAGGGAGAATCCGACACTCGAGAATATTCGCAAAGCTCGCAATGAGGCGTGGGAATTAAGGGCTGCGGCTCGTAAGAAACTCGTCGATGCGGGCGTCGCTGCGGGCGTCGCTGCGGGCGTCGATGCGGGCGTCGCTGCGGGCGTCGCTGCGGGCGTCGCTGCGGTCGTCGCTGCGGGCGTCGCTGCGGTCGTCGATGCGGTCGTCGCTGCGGTCGTCGCTGCGGTCGTCGATGCGGTCGTCGATGCGGGCGTCGCTGCGGTCGTCGATGCGGGCGTCGCTGCGGTCGTCGATGCGGGCGTCGCTGCGGTCGTCGATTGGAGAAAGCTCGATTATTGGGAAGCGCTCGCGAAGGCGAAGGAAATCGCGCGGCCAATATTCGAGAAAAAATTCGCGCCGCTCAAAGCGGCGCTTGAGCTCGGGGCACAAGATCTGGTG